CTACATGATGACCCACTCATTTATAAGAATGGAACAAGGGTTACTGATGCGGTTACTTCGGTAAAAGAATTTGCTCCTCCTAATTGGGCAACTGGCACTGATTATTTGGAAGATGATCTTGTCAAGTCTGTTGCTGATAAATTGATTTATAGGTCTATAGTAGACCTAACGAATAGCACCACAGACCCAGCAAATGATTCTACTAATTGGGAATCATCTCTAACTGAATTGGAATATTCCATTAAATTCAGTAGCAATCTGGCAGTCAATGATGTCATAGAGGTTTATACCACTGGGTCATTTTCTGTTCATGATGGATTCATGTCAGATAGAATGAAACTTCAGGATTCATTTTTCTATCAACAGTTTTCCTATGTGTGTCGTACAGGGTCTAATGCTGAACTTTGGAAGAATGCCTTTAATCGACTGATTCATCCTGCAGGTTTCATTTTCTTTGGTGAAATATTATTAGTCATATATCTCATAGATTCGAATAGAGTATTTTCTATGACACAGCCAGGTAGACAGACAGGTGGGTTGCCTATACCTATTATTATACCTCTTACCAATGGTAAGTCCTCATGGAACAAAACCTATAGTGTCTGGACAAAACCAGGTGCATATACAGATGAATTTGGCACATTTATAATAAAATCTTATAAATTCCTGCATTATCATAAAAATACATTAATCGCAGACCCCACTAATATTGTCCCTAACTACACATATACTATATCTACTGCCACTGACACTGTTACAGGTAATGATGATGCTGGGAATACACTAGAATATTTTAATCCATTGAATCGGGTTATATATGTGAATGATATATTGATTGAAGATGTTACTCATGGTCCTGGGTCTGGTAGTGACCATTATATCAAATTCTCAAGCAACTTAGCAGTCAATGATGTAGTAAAGGTATATAATACTGGTTCATTCCAAAAACTTTCATTTGGTATGCGTGAATATTTTGAAAGGTTTAAGTTTAGACTATATAGCCCCATCAATGATTGGAGTAATACATTATTGTCTGATGTGGATGCTAAAATCGTAGATGGGACCATAGAATCTGATACTTCTTCGCACACTATAAGTAGTTCATTAGGATTATCGTATACACATCCTGATAAAACCACTTCCACAGTGCCATTGGCTACTACTCTATCTGCTGCTGATGTGACGAGTCTTAGCACAGGTGCATTAAACAAGAGTATTACATTTACTGGCATACCATTGTCACAACTTCATGGGGCACCAACAGACAATCAGGATTGGAAATTTGTCTCTGGGTTGAGTAAACAATTTTCAGTAGATTTTAGAAATATTACAGCACCATAATTAGTATAAATATAATCAGAACACTAAAATATAAAGGCACCAGAATATGACAGCTATCATTACAAGCCAATTCAGATTGGATATGGCAAAAAAACTTATTGCGGATATAGGGGATACTAACTCAGGTTATTATCTGTTTGTCGGTAGATCTGAAACGTGGTCAGACCCGAATGATAATACTATTGACGATACAAAACCGAGTGTTCCATATGATAATGAATACTCTACTCTATTCGAAGCATATCAGATGATGCACGGACTAAAGAGATTTGGTGCTGATGATGTGCAATGGGCAACACCAAGAACTCAGTGGATTTCTGGTACGACATATGTCCAATATGATGACCAAGACGGGTCATTAGAATCCAAGAAATATTATGTCATCACAGATAACAATCATGTATACATGTGCTTGAAAGCTGGTTCTGGTGCTAGTTCAACTAACCCAGATACAGTTGGTGTTCAGACGGCAAATGTCATTGATTTTTCGTCAAGTGATGGGTACATATGGAAATATATGTATTCACTGTCAATCGATGCCGCAACTAAATTCTTGACATCTTCATTTGTTCCTGTAGATTACATAACATCACAGCCAGCAGGCACAGCAGATGCAGCACTCAAGAACCAATGGGAAGTGCAGTCTAATGCTATTGATGGTGCCATTTATAATATAGTAGTAACGGACGAAGGAACTTATACATCTGCTCCAACTGTTACGGTGCATGGTGATGGTTCTGGTTGCGATGCAACTGCTGTAATGAAAACCAATAACACAAAAATTGATTACATAAAATTAGATAATTATACTTCACAGACTGCTGGTATCGGGAAGGATTACACACAGGCACATATAGAAATTACTGGTGGTGGTGGTAGTGGTGGTGGTGCAGCAAGAGTTGTCCTTGGTCCAGTAGGTGGATTTGGTGCTGACCCACGACACGATTTACGGTCTCATTATGTCACTATTAATGTCAATTTACAGTATGATGTATCTGGCGATTTTGTTATTGATCAGGACTTCAGACAAATTGGTATTATTAGAAATCCATTTAACCACGGGACAACTACAGTAGCAACATCAGACTCACTAAACGCACTTAGAACTATTGTTGTGGGAAGTCCTGCATCAGGTGATTATGCGGCTGATGATGAGATAGAAGGTACTAATTCGGGGGCACACGGTATTGTAGATCATTATAACTCTAGTAATGGTACTATTCGATATCATCAAACCCCTGGAACTGGATTTAAATCATTTGGTGCTGCTTCTCCTGAAACTATAAAGAAGGTTGGTGGGTCCATTACAAGAACGGTGGCATCAAAAGGAAATCCAGAAGTAGATAGGTATAGTGGTGAAGTCATCTTTCTTGAAAACAGAACACCAGTAACCAAAGCTGCCGACCAAATTGAAACAATTAAGATTGTTGTAGAATTATAATACCAAGGAAATATAAACAATGTCAGTTAAGTTCAATATAAAACCATATTTCGATGATTTCGAAGAAGCAACATCTATTGATGGTCTTTCTCCTAAAGAGAAGTATCATAGGATTCTTTTTCGTCCGGCTCACGCAGTACAGGCCCGTGAATTAACTCAAATTCAATCAGCTCTTCAGAATCAGGTAACCCAGATAGGGAACCATCTATTCAAAGAGGGTTCGATGGTTATTCCTGGTGGGTCTTCTGCTAAAACGAAAGTGGATTATGTAAAACTTCAGTCTTCTAGTGCGTCTGATATAAAGGATCTGGTTGGGGAAACTATCACTCCATATGACCCTAACAGCGCAACAGGGAGTGCTTATACTGGACTGAAAGCAATGATTGTGGCAGTCGTGGCAAGTGATGGGACAGACCCAGATACCATATATGTCCAGTATCTAAACTCTGGTAGTGGTAATGAACAGACATATGCTATAAATGAGCATCTAAAAACATCCGGTTCTGGGGCATTCAGTATGCAGGTAGCAGCGGCTACTCCTACTGGCAAAGGAGCCATTGCATTCGTTGAGTCTGGTATATTTTATATCAAAGGGAATTTTGTAGTAGTTCAAAAGGATCAATTGGTTCTTGAAAAATACGCATCAACTCCATCATTTGATATTGGCCTCAAAATAACAGAATCAGTTATCACTTCGGCAGAAGACGATAGTCTAAATGATAATGCGAATGGGACATCTAATTATGCTGCCCCAGGTGCCCATAGATACCAAATAAAAACAGAACTCACCAAGATTGCAATAAATAGTGACATAACTGGGACCACTGATGATTTTGTATTACTCGGTAGAATTGAAGATGGTATTATTACAAAATGGACCAGGGCAACTGAGTATGCAGTAATCGAAGAATGGTTGGCTCGTCGTACATATGACGAATCTGGTAACTATACTGTTCGACACTTCGGCATTGATATGAAGGAGCATACGTCAGTCTATAGTCCTGGGGATGCTACAAAATTATCTGCTGGAATAGAACCCAGTAAAGCATACGTTCAGGGATACGAGATTGAAACACTATCTACCATTAGAGTAGATGTTGATAAGGCAAGAGATTCTACATTATTCGAGACATCTGCCACATCTATTTTGTTGGGCAATTATATTGATGTCGATACTATGAAAGGTGTCCCGTATATCAGCGACATGAAAAAAACAGATATACATGATACTGCTGGTGGGACAGGAAATGTCATAGGACACTGTAGATTCCGTTCAGTCGAAAAAATATCTGGTGCAGTAGGTTCTGCTGCTGCTGTATACAGACTCTATATATTCCATGTCGTAATGACTCTTAGTGGTGCAGAATTTTCTGATGCCAAATCATTCAAGACAGCTGGCACACCAGAGTTTGTTGCTGATGTTGTTGCAACTAAAGCAAAAATAATCAATCCACAAAGAAACTCTTTGGTATTCAAATTACCATTCGACAGAGTAAAAACTTGTGCAGATGCCAGTGGTTCTGCCTTTAATTATGTATACCAGACAGTTCGAGAAATTGGTGATGCAACAGCAAATGGTGGTAATGGAGAAGTAACATTTTCAGTTGGTGCCACAGAATCATTTAATGTGTATAATACCAGTGATTGGGTTCTTACACAGGTGACTGCTGGTTCTGGAACCGGAGATATTATAGACCCAGTATCCATCACATATGGTACTGGTAATATATCAGTTACTATAACGGTTCCTACTGCATATTATGGAAAAGGTGTTAGATTAATAGCATCTACTCAAAGATCATTTCAACATAAAACTAAATCACTGACAACCAGTGGCAATCCTAATGAGAATTCGGTAGCAATATCTAGTCCGACATTAGATATGCAATTGGTCCATGCTGATGTTTATAAGTTATTAACTGTGCACATGTCACCTGACATGTCTACGGCACCAACCGATCAGCATGAAGACGTAACAGAATATTATTTCCTTGATAATGGACACCGTGATAACTTTTATGATGTCGGTAGATGTAAGCAAAGAGGCGGAACAACATTTCAGCCCACAGGTCAATTATTGATAAAATATAATTATTTTACACATAGTGCTGGTGATTTCTTTAGTGTCGATAGTTATAATGGTGTAATTCCATATGAAGACATACCAAAATTCGTTTCTTCCAATACTGGTAAAGAAATAGAACTTCGTAGTGCTATTGACTTCAGACCAAGGATGCAGGATGCTGGTGATAATTTCACTGGAACTGGTGCTGTATTAGCTAATTGTCCTACACCGGCATCTACATTCACCACTGATGTTCAGTATTACCTGAATAGATTGGATAAAATATTCCTGGACTCAAAGGGTAATTTTAATGTGATAAAGGGTGTCTCGGCACTGAATCCAGAACTCCCAGATTCACCTAAAGAATCAATGGTGCTATATCATTTGTATGTCCCTGCTTATACATTTACTCCTGAAGAAGTAGAGACTAGGCTGGTAGATAACAAAAGATATACCATGAGAGATATAGGTAAACTAGAGAAGAGAATTGATACTCTAGAATACTATACTTCACTTTCTTTACTGGAATCAGAAGCACAGTCAAAAGAGATAGTAGACCCCACCACACAACTGACGAGACTGAAATCTGGATTTCTTGTTGACTCATTTAATAGTCATAATATAGGTAATGTTAAGTCCTTGGAATATAGGGCTGCTATGGATAGGCGCAACCATAATTTACGGTCATTATTCGTAGAACAGAACACAGCACTGAAATGGAATTCCACTACCTCTACTAATGTTCAAAGAACTGGTGATTTGATTACACTGCCATATTCAGAGACCACTTTATTCGATCAGAACAAAGCATCTAGCACTATCAATGTAAATCCATATGAAGTATTTGAATGGACTGGCACCGTAACACTTTCACCGTCTACTGATGAGTGGAAAGATACTGTGAATAGACCTGAGTTGGTAGTGAATCAGGTGGGCATATATGATGCCATGATGTCTATCATTGATGCTACAGATGCCATGGGGACCCAATGGAATTCTTGGGAAACCAACTGGACAGGTGTTGATGTATCTTCTGTTTCCACTGGCGGTAGAAACTGGAACAGAACTGTCACGACCACTGTTACCACAGAAGAACAGAGTCGTAATGGTATTGAGACATTCAATGCCCCTGATACTATACTAACTGATATTGGTGAGAGGGTAGTGGAAGTTAATTTTGCTCCATTTACTCGTGCAAGGTATGTCTCATTCGTCGCAACTAGAATGAAACCTGGCACTAAGGTATATGCTTTCTTTGATGGTATTGATATTAATGAATGGTCTCGGGAAGATACTGTTCCTGTTCCTTTCTCTGGGACAGAAGCAGAGGTAGTTGCTGCTATGACCACGAACTATGGTTCAGCAGTTGCTGGTACTGGAGATACGGTTCACCCACAAGGCAAAACAGATTTAGTGACTGATGCTTCTGGATCAATTATTGGTTCATTTTGGATACCAAATACTGATGTTATTAGATTCAAGTCAGGAACTCGTGTATTTAGATTGACTGATTCGTCTACTAATGCTCGTGCCCTAGAAACTACTTCGGCATCTACTCAGTACATAGCACGAGGTCTCATAGAAACAAAGGAAAATGTTACAATCTCTACTCGTGTGCCTATGCTAGAACAGCGTGAAGTATCTGAGGACAGAGTAGTAGTAAATACTGTCACTAGAACTAATACCCAATGGTGGGACCCACTGGCGCAATCCTTCTTACTTGATATTGAGAAGCAACCACAGGGCGGTTTTATAACATCTATTGACCTCTATTTTCATAAGAAAGCAGCAGATATCCCAGTCACTCTTCAGATTCGTGAGATGAACCAGGGTATTCCGACAGCAACTATCGTGCCATTCTCTGAGGTTACACTGCTTCCGGCAGCCGTAACTGTAGTTGATTTGTCATCAAATAACCCAGACCCCACTAAGGTAACTAAATTTCAATTCAAGAGTCCGGTATACCTACAATCAGGAAAGGAATACTGTTTTGTTGTAATGGCAAATACATCTGAATATGAAGTGTGGTATGCAGGTATAGGGGAAGACGAGTATATTTCAGGTAAACGTATTTCTAAACAGCCCTATGCAGGTGTTCTGTTTACCTCTCAGAATGCATCTACATGGACAGCAGACCAGAATAAGGATCTGAAATTCACTATCAATCGTGCTCAATATGATATCACCCTTGACAGTAAGATAATTTTGGAAAATATTTCATTGCCCACAGTGCGACTGATCAAGGATGCACTGAAAACCACAGACACTTCTAAAGAAGTCAGGGTGTTCCAAAAGAATCATGGATTCATGGAGCCAAAGGGTAGTATTGTATCAAAAGTAACTATTTCTGGTGTTGGTGGAACTACAGTAAATGGTATTCCTATTGCTGAAATTAATAAAATTCATAATATTAGTAAGGTAGAACAGGATTCATATGTAATTACTGTTGCTACTACTGCTGCAACCGGGACAGGAATTGATGGTGGTCCTGATATATATGCAACTCAAAATCAATTGTTCAATACATTTCACGCATCAGTCCAATTGCTTAATTATCCTGTTACTAATACGACATGGGGTGTGAAAATGACAGATGGTCTGTCACTTGGTGATACTCAAGTAACACCATATACGCCAGAGACATCATATTCTCCTGTAATCGTGAATCGTAACTTTTCGGTTAAGTCTCCAAAGGTTATAGCATCTAATGATAATTCCAGTGCAAAGACGTTTACTCTGCGTGGCACAATGACATCAACATCAGACTATGTGTCACCAATCATTGATTTAGAGAGATGCTCTGTGATTGCTATTCAAAATCGTATAGATAACTCTGTCGGTTCTGGGGCTACTCACGGGTATAATCTAGTAGAGAATTTTGTTGAGGAAACTGAGAATGCAGGTGGTTCTGCTCTTGCTAAGTATTTGACTCGTAATGTCAGATTAAAAAATGCATCAGATGAAATCAGGATGTTCTTGGATGTCAATAGACCTTCTGGAACATATGTGGATGTTTATTATAGAGTGCATACTGATGATGAGTTAATCGATTCTGTGAACTGGATTCTTCATGCACCAACAGAAGGGATTCCCTTTAGTGATGAAGAAAATGCATATCACGAAGCAGAATATAATATAGTGCCTACTGGTGATTTCTCAGTATTTGCTATCAAGATAGTTCTCAAATCATCGAATTCCTCTAGGATGCCCGTATGTAGAGATCTCAGGGCAATAGCAACTAAGGCATAAAATGTCGATGCTACCAGTTAAGGGTCATAGGCATTTGTTTAGGGATACTAATTCTGGTGCCATTATAAATATGGATAATAGAAATACCAGTGATTATAAGATTGCTAAAGAAAAAATATTGTCTCGTGATAAAGACATAGAAGTATTAAAAGAAGATATGGTTGAAATCAAATCCATTCTAAAACAGATATTGGAGAAGTAGGTAAATGTCAAAAGTAAAAATAAATAGAGCCAATACCTTCGAGGAGTGGAGGTTAGGAACTAATAGGATTGGCGCTGGGGTTGGTGATCTAACAAAAATTACTAAGAATGCGGTAATTCCATATACAACTGCGTTACAGGGACAAAACTCTAATACTTTTGCTGGCACTCCTGCTACATTCAAAGTAACTATTCAAATTGACCATTACACGGCCACAATAGAAACTGCTGGTACTGGGTATGCTGTAGCTGATCTTGTTATAATTAATGGTTCTGATGTCGGTGGTGTTGATGGTGAGAATGATGTAACTATAGCTGTTACTACTCTGGGTACTAATAATAGTATTACTGCAATTACTGTAACTGGTGTCACCAGACCAGATATGACAGAAGAAGTGAATCAGCTTCGTATTGATTCTGGTTCCTCTCGCACAACTGCTGCTCTTACTACAACAGACCAAACATTCTCTGGTGGTATCAATGAACTTGATGCGCTTCAGGGCAACGTAAACATAAAGGGCACTAAGGCTGCTAGTCTTCCTAAATCCACCTTCGCATCAATCACAGATGCGGTTCTACAGATGGATACATTTCAGGGCAATGTCACTTTACCCACCACAGCACAAACTGTTTCTGGTTCTCTCAAAGAACATGAAGAAGACCTTGGCACTATGTCATTCAATACTTCTAGTAGTAGTATTGCCTTGGTGGTTACTGCTGGCAATCACGTTGATTTAGATGACACTGTTACCAAGGGACTCAATAATACAAAAGGTAGGGTCGATTTCTTACTGGATGAGTTGGGTGGTAAGATGGCATCTGATTATGATGGTCCAGATAATGATGTAATATCTGCTCTTGACTCATTATATAATGCATCCTCATTAGGAACACTTGACAATACATACATGAGGCGTAATGGAACACTTCCCATGACTGGTTTGATGGAACTGGACGAACTTGGTGTTAAAGTCTCTCCTAATACCAAACCCATGTTGTTCAAGACAGGGGGATCTGATGCCATAAGAATGTCAATCGAGACTAATGGACGTATTGGTGTCAATAAAACTGGGTCATCAGTAGCATATTTGGTTGATGTGTATGGTGATTTAGCTGCCACTAAATTGAGATATGGCACAGATGACACGGATGTAAGATATTTCAGAACAGCACGAACAACAGAACAAGAAGTATCTACTCCTAATAATTTCACTGGTGTCAGTAAATTTACCAAGGAACTGAATATAGGTTCTGACAAGGTATATGATTCTACTGCCTCCACTGGGCACACATTCACTGAATGGGCACAGGATTTGGTGGGTGGTGTATTCACAGGCAACTCAGAAAGTGGTGGTATCACTGCAACTTATATTGATTCCACTGGCAAAATAAGTTTAAATGTAGCAAACGATTCTCATACGCACCAATCAGGAAATGTGTCTGATTGGGATGAGGCTGTTCAAGACACCATTGCCGGTATGATGTCTACTAATGTGGCATCTGCCTCTGGCATGACAATAGCATATGTGGATTCTACAGGTAAACTGACATTTGATGTCAATAACCCTACTCTTGCTATTTCTGGTGATGCTACTGGTTCTGCGGTCATGAATGGTCTTGGCAATACCACTATTGCTATTGATTTGACTGATGAGTCTGTTCAGGATATAGTAGGTGCCATGGTAAGTGGTAACACCGAAACTGGTATTACTGTTGACTATCAGGATGCTGATGGGACACTTGATTTTGTCTTGACTGCTGACCCTATTGTCAAATTAATAGGTGATGCAACAGGGCAAGTAACACTAGCAAATCTGGCAACAGGGACTTATAGCCTTGATGTCACTGTGGTCGATGACTTACATAGTCATGTTGTTGGTAATATAGATGATTTTGCTGAAGAAGTTATGGATGTCGTTGGCACTATGGTGTCGGCTCCAGGCGAACAAGAATCAGGCATCTCAGTTGTTTATGATGATAATAACAATAAACTATCATTTGATGTACTTGATCCGACAATTACATTAGCAGGTGATGTTACTGGTTCTGGAACTATGTCTAATCTAGGTTCCTTTACTATCAACACCTCTATGAACCCCAACATGAATGCCGAGGCAATCGAAGATATTGTTGGTGCCATGATTAGTGGTAATACAGAAACTGGTATCGCAGTAACCTATGATGATAGAGAATCTGGTTCACAGGCAGCAGCTCGTGGTAAATTAGATTTTACATTGACTGCTGATCCTACTATTGTTTTGGGTGGTGATTTATCTGGTTCCGTTCAACTTACTAATCTAACAACTGGTAACCATACACTCAATGCAACCATCAATGAAAACTCTATAGAACTGGGAACCGATACTACTGGTGATTTTGTTCATCAGGTCACGGTATCTGGTAATGGTCTCACTATATCTGGTGGCACAGGAGAAGATGCATCTGTTGTAGTAACCTCTAATGCTACCTCTGCAAGCACAGCAAACACTATCGTATACAGGGATGGTTCAAAGAATTTCTCTTGTAATATAATGACAGGGACAGCAACCAGTGCCTATTATGCTGACTTGGCAGAAAACTATTTGGCCGATGCTGATTACCCAGTAGGAACTGTTCTTGCATTTGGTGGTGAGCATGAAGTCACTATATCACAGCAACAAAATGATTCTAAGGTTATAGGTGTCGTATCAGAACATCCAGCATATCTCATGAACTCTGGTCTAGAAGGAGATCATGTGGTTACTGTTGCACTGAAGGGTCGTGTTCCTATGCGTGTAATGGGTCCCGTCACAAAAGGTGACGTAATCGCAAGTGATGGTAATGGTAATGGGTATGCCCATCATAATGCTTACTGGAATGAGATTATAGGGAAAAGTCTTGAAGAAGTTTTGGACCCTGACCCAGAAGGCACGGTGATAGAAGTCGTTATTATGTGATGCTCGGAATACTTGGTTATGGGACTCTTGGAAAAGCAGTAGAGTATGGGTTTCCAAGAATTGAAAAGATTATATCAGACCCACAATATAATGATATAAGTACTGCTAATGTTATTGCAGAGAATCCTCTTGCGATATTC